CAAAATTATTTGCTAATCCACCTGCAGCACCATTTGTTGAAATGTATGTTATACTTATAATGTTTCCGTCTGTAAGTTTCTGCCCTAGGATTCCGTCTCCAAAATAAAGCTGGTAATTTCCATTAATTGCTTCTTGTAGGAAATATACCTCGTCAGTTGATCCAAGAGTCAAATAGTCTGTAGTTGGGTTGAATGTCTGTTGTGCATTGTTATTTAAAGATTGTTGCACCCTAACAACCAACGTCGATGTGTCGATGTTTGCGTCCGGAATTTCAAAAATGTATTTTGGATTGGTTGTGCTATCAACGGTAAACGTGTATGTTGCAACTTTTCCTTGTTTTAGTTCTATTTGGTTAAATTGTGCTTGACCATTAGAAACTGATGTAGTATATGAGTCTGTGGTAACATAGTTATAATTCACACCGTCAATGGCCTCAGACATGAAGTTGGCATATCTTGGAACTGTAAACGTGGTAGTTGTTACTCCGCCGAATGCAAGATTAATTTGCGCTACTGCACCGACATAGGACTGCGGCACGTAGTTCATCAGTTTAGCGTGTGATATCACAGATGCCCGTTGTAATGCGGAATCTAGAAACATCTCATTTGCAACCATGTTCAAATAAAACGCATTGTATTGCGTGTTATATGCCAATACATCTAACAAAGTGGACATAGCCGAACCTGAAAAGTTGTAATCCTTAAAGGTGTCTTGAGACTGCAAATATGTAATGAAATTCTGTTTTATGTCTCCAAAATCAAGATTGGCGACTTGGATATTTGTATTTGATGCCATTATCTGGACCTTTGAAGGATTAGATTTACCGCTGAAGGTGTTGTATTATTACCAACATAAAACTGTATGTATACTGTAAAAGAATTCATGTCCGGATTCAATTTCACCTGCAGAACATCAATAGCGGCTCTAGGTTCGAAATTGGATATCACATTCCTAATTTCACCTTCCAGTATGTTTGCCGTCAAATCAGTTGCCATCTCAAATAGTAGTGCATCTATATTTGCGCCAAGGTCCGGCTGAAATGGTCGCTCATAAAAATTTGTCAGTAGTAGATTCCTAATTGACGCAATAACCGCCTGGTCATCATAACGCATAGCAACATCCCGCGTACCTGGAGTACGTTTGAACGTTAAATCTAAATCTGCATAAATCTTTTTTAATTGTGCCATTTGTTATTTATGTGTGATGAATTGACTGTGTGGTTAACTATTGTTATGCTGGTGTATTTACTTGCATTACAATCCAAGCACCAGTTTCTTCATCCCATGTATATGGCTTATCATCCCCCGGTCGCGGAATTGGTGCATCCCATAAACAAGTTTCTTCATTGAGTGCCCAACTAGGAAATGGTTTTGGTGGAATAAATGCATCCCTGTCTACGTCGTAAGTGTAACCAATACCTGCGTAGTTCTTACGAAGTGGGCGACCTTCAGGATGCACTCCACCCGAGGTATTGTAACTGGTCTGAACCCAACCTGTACCAAAAAGACCTGTGTCAATAACGTCTTGTTCAATGACTAATACTTGTGTGACAATGCCGTCAACTACTTGTGCAAAATGAGACATACTTATCTTTCCTTAAAATATAATTGTTCCTGTAGATGTGAATTTATAGGTTCGATATCCACCAGAAACTGTGATGGTTGGTGAACCTGTTACGAGAGTCGGTGTTGGATATGTATCTGCATAGCGAAGTATCACAACACCTGAGCCGCCATAACCTGCAGTCCAGTTTCCAGAATTGCCGCCACCGCCGCCGCCAGTGTTTGTGCTGCCCGAGGTGCCAGATCCGTAGCCAGACAAATAGGCTGCTTGCCCTGCACCGCCGCCGCCTTGCCCGCCAGCACCACCATATTGAATCCATGCACCACCACCGCCGCCACCGGCATAGTATGTTCCTGAACCAATGGGCCATTCTCTACCTGCGCCGCCGGCACCGCAATATGTATAATCTCCGTTTCCACAATTACCGCCGACGGCACTAGCACCACCGCCACCACCGCCACCACCGTAGCCTCCAGTCGAGCTACCTGCGCCGCCACCATAACCTTGACCAGGAGTACCTGCACCACCAGCGGTGCTTGAGTATCCGCCACCATAACCACTACCGCCTGCAATTCCAGATGAATAACCGCCACCACCAACTGAAGATATGGTCGAGAAACTAGAAGCTATACCCGCAAGCCCTGTAGTATTTTGCCCGCCGGCGCCACCGGCTCCAATAGTAACAGCTAGAATGCTGGCTGATGGAACCACTGCAAAACCTGTGCGGAACCCGCCAGCGCCACCACCGCTGCCGCTGCTTGAATTACCTCCACCGCCACCAGCAACAATTAGATATTCAACCGTAGGAGTTGGCAACACTGCCGCTGAAGGTATTGCAATACCCAGTGTGTTGGAAAGTAATTTTGGTGTTCCTATGAAATTTTTTATCAAGTAATCTGAAGACACTCCAGTACTGTTCAATTGACTTATCGTTTGGAAATCTTTTATCAATGCAAGTGAGTTCACATAAAAAGAAGTATCTGCAGTTCTTCTAGTGTTCAATAAAGAGTAACACCCTTGCACATGCCCAATAATAGTATTCATAGATGCTGCACTTACCGCCGGGTCTGCTATAGTCACTGCATCTGCACTCAAAGTAATGACATTAGCAGCAACTGCTGGAGCAATCGTTAGACTTGTAAAATTACCTAGAATTGGAGTATTATTTTGTAATTTGTCTGTTTGGTTTAATATTGAAACTACTTGTCTACCGACTGCAGTAGCAATTTGATAATCTGGTGTATTTGCACTATCCTGGGATTGTGTAACATTCGATAAGTTGTTCGTGTGTATAATGAAAGACGCAATTTCTGCATTCAATGTATTTGCGGACATCATTAGTGTGTTTGCTACACTAAATTTAGTCGAATCGGATCCTAAGTATGTAATACTGATAGTGTTCGCAGAAGACATTATCATAGTTGATAACGTCGAAATGAAAGCCAAATTGGCCGACATTGGATTTTGATAATAGCTGGAAATACTTGAGGTGTTGGAACTGGCCAAATCATTTATTTGCCATTGAGCTAGATTGGTCTGCCCAGTATAGAACTGCTTTTGTGCATCGGTAAAATTCACAACCGAGCCAAAAACAGTCGAATCGAAATTGTAACCTAATCTAGAAAATACAGACATAAAGAAACTCCAATTATATCATTAAAGTCAATGGCGGCGTCGTCGGCACACCTTTGGCTAGATGCACATGTGTATTATACGCGAGCCGCATCATCATCATTGAACCTGCAACGTCTTGAACCATTATCCCCGAAATCCATCCTGGTATTGGTGTCAAAGGTATAGGTGAACCCGCACATATGAAACCTGGCGTAATAAAACCTAAAGCTGCGGATGATTGCATACCTGCACTTATATTCAACATTGCAGATACACTTTGTTCTGCGGTAATGCTACCTGAAACATTTAAGTCACCATTGATATTAACTGATTCCGAAAATAGACTTATGTTACCTTGAGAAGTAATGTCAACATCGCCTGTTCCATTGATTGTTGTATCTCCTTCCACAACTTGGTCTAAGTTTCCTTTTACTATCTGCTGTAGATCACCATCAACACGAATTAAACCATCACCTAATATGTGTATAACACATGCGCCGTTGACTGTGATGTTACATTGGCCTTCTACTAGGACATTGTTATTGCCTGCAGTTATCTGGTAATTGTCTCTCACGACTTTAGTTACAACGTCGCCGTTTGGTTGAAACTCTTGGAACGAACCATCGCGATGTTGAATACGAACCCGTTCTCTGTCTGGTGTGTCGTCTAATTCAATTGAGTGCCATGATTCAGATTGCCATACTTTATCATAAGGATACGTAGGAAGATTGTCTGGATCAAGGACCACAGGTTCCGTCCACATACTAATATTTGCTGTCATTTTAGGAGACCTTATGCCAATTTTGGTATTACTGCATTTGCTGCTGAAGTAATTTGATTAGTTAATGCTGTGCTAGCGGTATTTATAGTGGTTTGAGCAATCGCCTGAGCATTAGTGAGCACCGTGGCCGCAGCAATTAACGGTTTTGCTGCAGCAGTCACCTGACCTAAAGCACTGGTAAAATTGGCTAAACATGCTTTCAATGCAGCGGCAGCTTTAGCGGGTAATGATAGGATGAATTGTATAATTTGTTGAACTAATTTTATATATTTTTGAATTGCTTTAATTTCATCAAGTATAGGCTTCAACTCTTTTTGGATTAACTTGATTTTTTGTTTTATGTACCGAACTGCTTGAGTAATTTGTGTCACAATAGGTAGCGCAGCAGCTCCAGCAAACAGTGCTGCAATTGCATCACGAATTATTTTCACAGCTTTCATAATGACAGATTTGATTTTAGCGATAGCTAATGTTGTTTCTGCTGTAATGTCACAAACGTGTGCTCTGTTATTGTATGCTTTTTCGAATACTGTGCCTACAAAAACTCCTCTAGCAATAGCTGGTGTAGTTGGTTGCCCAATGTATGTTTGTGCAGATACAGTTTGAGTATTTGCTGTTGTTGATGTGGTTGTTGAGGCTGCCGCAGGAACTCTAGGTGCTGCTGCAATCTGTGCTGGTGTTCTTGGATCTTGAAATCCAGTGTTTCCTGATGGGTCTGCTGTCTTTATACCAGGTAGCACGCCGAGCATGATAGGGAACTGGCCAGCTTCGGCGTCAGCAAAAAAACCGGTAACATAATCACCTTCTTTTGGTGTGCTAAAATTACCCGAATTGTTCGACGGCAACACAGGTAAAGCCCAGGGTAAATCGGATGAAGGTATTAGTTGGAGATTATCAGTGTGCCAACCAAAAATTCTAACCTGGCATCGACCTAACCCTAGTGGATCCATCCGATTTTCAACTACGCCCATCCACCAGATGAAACCATTCATGCCGGCAAAATTATTAATCATTTTAGACATTAGAATATGCCTCCTACTGTATTAGTCCATAACGCAGAATTATTATCTACTGAAGAGTATTGAGTAACTGAACTATCTTTAGCTAACTCCAAGACTGTCCTATATGAATGTATGGTTAACAAATGTCTTACTGCAGTAACTAAGTATTTGCCGGAATAGAACTCATCAGGCTCCTTTTTAACTGGATCTTTAGATAGCAAGTTAAATTTTATTACTCTACCAACAGTTATACCAGGATCACCAGGAACTGAAATCTTGATCCTTGTATAATTCAATAACGGCAGTTGTGCGGTCCTATATGGGATATAAGTTTCTGCAAAAATATTTGGCGCAACAGAACCCGGTTTCTCTTTAATAAATGTAGCATCCGACTGGTTATAGTTTGAAAAGACTAATTTATATGCAGCTTGTGGTGTTTGGTTTAACCCATCACCGAATCTATTCGTGAAATTATTTGTGACAGGATAAGAATTCAATTTAGTTGCTCGACTTGAGTAGTCTCCGTAGTCAAAATTTGTTATCTTATATCTTCTTAACAATGGATCTACAGATAACAGTTTGTTACCAAAAACTCCGGAATTGATTGCACCCAAGGTATCAAATGAATCCATGATTTCATATGTTTGCACATTATACATTTTATCCGATAAGGTCTGCGTCATTGCGTCTATATTTTTGGGATTAAAAGCATACTCATGGTATACAGTTTGACCAAATAAGGACTGTAGCGATCTGAAGTTATAGCCAAATTTATCCTCGTATAGTAACATATCTGCACCAAGATTGTTTGAATTTGGTCTTGCGTATGTAGACAACCAGTTAATGGCATCGAATGGCTTTAGATTAGGTATAATGAAACTGTATACACCAACAGTAGATTCAATAGCTGCAATCCTAGAAGTGGGAACTTTCAAAAAAGTTCTTAGTATATCATTAACATTTGAAGCAATGTCCTTATTACTATAGGATTTACTTACTTTGTATTGTTCAGACAACAGTAATTCTTCAGAACAAAAGTATAGTGAATAGGTTTCTGTATTACCTTCGTTTTCAGGTTTTCTTTTTGCAACTTTGAAAATACGGAATAACTTATCAACAATCTGAGTTGTGCTGTCTGCTTTACCGAAAGTTATTCTAATAAATTCGTTGCCGTTCATGTGGAGTTTTTCAATGTACCCGGTCGAATCCACGACCATCAGGTAACCAGAAGCGGTATTGTTGAAAAGGTCTTCATTGTACGACAATTCAACGAGTATATTCTTGACATCAATAGAAGTAACTGAAGTCAGTATCGTCAAATTTACAAGGGTGTAATCATTAGGATAAACTACACCTGGCTGTGTTAACGCTGCATCTGCCATATCATTGACTCATTAACGATTTAAATTGACTTTCGATCTGTGGAACATAAATTGAGTTTATGAGATTGATATTTCTCTTTGCTTCATTCTGTTGCACTTCGTAATCATATATTGATTGTGTGTATAGTGTCACGGTTTCAGAAACTTGTGTGCCGTCAGCAAAAGTTCCGATATTGGATCCGACCACGGTATTATTATATGCCGTTTGGTCAATCACATAAGTTGAAGTGTTGGCTTGTGAAGATAAGCTATCGACTGTGGTTATGCTTTTGATATAATTTTGAATCGTGCTTTGAGTATATGAGAACACTTGTGTTGGTGATACGGTATTAGCTGTGGTGTTTAATGAGTTTGCGGTATCATCTGTATATTTTTTCACAATGTAATCTTGGTGTAGGTTTGGGTTCATTGGCCAATCCCATTGTGGATCAATAATTAAATTCGCAAATAACACTAACCAATAACGATAAGAGTCGCCGTAGTATTTGTGGGCAATGATTTCTGGAGTATCGCCGTCTTGAATGTCATAAGAATAAAATAGCAACGGATTTCTTAGTAACCCTGGAATAATCTCAGATCGAACCATGAGATTTGTGAGTGTGATTAGGTTACCTGAGTAATCAATTGACGCAATCTTAGGTAATGATTGGAAGTATTTCATTATCTTAGCCCTCTGTCGTCACTACTAGTATGACCAAGCTCAAGTCTCTTCCTATCAACAATTTCAATTTCTTCAAATCCTAGGGTCATTGTTGTTTGTATTGGAGCGCCGTCAGCATGTGCAGCAAATCCATTGGGTGCGAAATTGACACTAATATCTTTTAATACGCAGTCAGTGTATCTGGGTAGGAATGTGTTTTCTTTACCCTTATTATAAAATTTAACCGCAAAAAGTGCAGGCGGTATTAAATACATACTTTGACTTGATATGGTATCTCCACTAGAGAAAGTTGGTGCAGCATAACGTTTGAACGTGTATATGATTTCATCCACAGTCTTTGCTTCTTTTATGGATTTTGGACTAAACGTGAAAGATAATGAAAATGCCCGGACACCTAAGCCTCGATATAACATTTGTAGTTGTGGGTTACTTGTAAACCCCTGACCCTGTAATAATACTTCGGCAAGCCCGGAGGAATCTGCACCAGCAAAACCGGCAACCTTACCTATGCCTTTAGCAATCTTGTCTTGAATGAATGGGTCACTTGATACTGCACCCCAAACGGCTCCGGCTTTGTTTAAAGCCCCACTAGCACCTCCGGCTGCACTAAACCCTTTAGGTGCAAGTTGTTCTAGTGCCCGCACACTTTGTATAGTACTACCTAAAATGTCTCTCATGCTTACTGTATCCCACTGTGCGCTATAATCTTGCAATACAGTATCTGGCATGTACAATGATATGATTGCTTTTGTGTTTTTAATTGGTGCCGTTACTTGCAGGCCTTCTTTTAATCCACTACTTATTGCTTTAGTAATATTGACGCCGGTTTCTGATCCGGTAGATATTATACCCAACTCAGCCAAAAATGGAGATACAGAATCTACAGCAGTTTGAATCTTACCTCCAACTTGACTGGTTACACCTTCGAGAGCGGTAGCTGCACTTTTAAAACCTATACCTGTTCCTTGATTGGTATCTTTATATTGTGCGGGAACAATTTCCTTTATCGAAAACGTAACGTAATGACTTTTAGTCGCATCAGTTGAAAGTTCAGTAGGATAATTGAGTGTAGATAAAGATTTGCCACCAAAGAGTGAGGCTAATGGCCCACTAGCAAATTGCCCGATAGTTCCGGGTAGTGCTACTCCACCGATTGATGTAGGTATGGAAATTATTGCCATTGGGGTTCTCTAAAAATGATTATACATAGTATTTATATGGCATATTCTGGAAAGTTCGTCCCCAAAAATCCACACAAATATGTGGGTGACTATAAAAACATCATTTACCGGTCAAGCTGGGAATGTAGGGTCATGTCCTATCTGGACAAAGAACCCACCATAATATCCTGGGCATCAGAAGAACTCATTATCCCTTATATATCCCCGGTTGACGGAAAGAGGCACAGATACTTCCCAGATTTCTTGGTGAAGTATCGTTCACCGGATAATAAGTTAAAAACTATGTTGATTGAAGTCAAGCCCAAGAAACAGGCCATGGAACCTGTAAAGAAGAAACGAATAACACCGCAATATATTCGTGAGGTTGCAACTTGGGGTGTAAATCAAGCAAAGTGGGCAGCAGCAACTGAGTTGTGTTTAGATAGAGGCTGGGTGTTCAAAATACTAACTGAAGACGATTTAGGAATATAACTAAATACGCATATGGCTACTCAATCAAAACTCACCATACTCGCGGAACAAAAGAAAACTGAAGGGCTGAGGACTATGTCCAAAGACTCGGTGACCTGGTTGCGTGAAAAAATAGATGAGATTAAGAAAACATCTAATATTGCTTCGACAATTTCCCGTGAAACATTCAGACAAACCAATCAGTTTAGATTAGGTATGTTGTATTGTTTCTACTATGACCCCAAGACCAAAGCAGATATGCCATATTGGGATAAGTTCCCGATGGTTCTGGTCTTGGAACGATACAATGACGGTTTTCTTGGGTTGAATTTACATTATTTGCCGGTTAAATATCGTGTTGCGTTTTTAACCAAATTGATGAAATTTGCTCAACTAACACCAGATAATGATATCAAGCGTATGCGTATATCATATGATATTTTGCAAGCAACTAAACGGTATGCTGAGTTCAGACCATGCATCAAGCGTTATTTACACAACCATGTCAGATCAAAGTTGTTGACGATTCAGCCAAACGAATGGGATGTAGCCATAATGTTACCTCTACACCAATTCAAAGGTGCTAAGGCGCAGACTGTATGGAAAGATTCTGTACAAGAATACAAAGAACACATGGCTCACTTTAATCAGGACGAATAATGCCAGTAAATATCACAGAATTCTTATCATCTTTTAATGGTGATCCAGCCAGACCTAATAGATTTGATGTATCTATTCCTGCTCCTGTGCCTTTGCTTCCGTATTTGGCTACATCCAGGAAACTTACATTCCGTTGTGAGACTGCACAACTACCTAGCAGATCATTTGCAACTGCGGATCAAAAGTTTGGCTCCAATCCAATTGAAAAACATGCATACCATTCGAATTATAATGAATCTGAGATGACTTTTGTTGTTTCTAATGACATGAGTGAGAAGATTTTCTTTGATATGTGGATGGAGTATATCAATCCAACGATGAGTTTTGATTTCAATTACCGAGATGATTATATTTCCACTTTGGTAGTGAATCAATATGACAATTCAAATTCTTTGGTTTACTCAGTCAACCTGATCGATGCTTTTCCGATTGCAGTTAATCAATTAGACCTCGATTGGTCCAGCGATTCAACGCATCATAAGTTGGCTGTAGTATTTGCATATAGATACTGGCAGAATAATTCCATTCGCCAATTAGGCTCTAGTTTACTACAGGCTGGCATTTCTAGTATACTGAATTCAGCAGGCGGTTTAACTGGGCTAACAACGCCGACACCTAATGATATGTTTTTGTCATCGACTGAAATGGATGTATTAAACCAGCAAGCACAAGATAATGGTGAATTTGCAATTTAAAATGAAATGAGGGAATATTATGGCCTTACCAAAAATTGACGCACCTGTATATGATTTGATTTTACCACTTTCCAAGAAAAAGATACGTTATCGGCCTTTCTTAGTGAAAGAGCAAAGAAATCTTATGATGGCGATGGAATCCAATGAACCGGAAACCATTGAGAAAAACATCAAACAAGTTTTACATAATTGTACTTTGACTGAGGACCTTGATATTGATAGTTTACCGATTGTTGATGTTGAATACTATTTCATTCAGTTGCGAGCAAGGTCTGTTGGTGAAGTAGTAGAAAACAAATATAAGTGTGAAAATGTTGTAGAAGATACGCCATGTGGTAATCTCATGGACGCCAATTTTAACCTATTAGAGATTCAAGTTAATCAGGACCCAGATACAAAAGATGAGATTCAGTTAACGGATAACATTTTTATTAAATTGCGTTACCCAACATTTTCTGTCTTGAATTCATCTAAGAACATTGATAATGCAACTGATTTAGTATTTGAAATGATTCTAGATAGTATTGAACATATATTTGACGGGGAACAGTTCTTTTATGCAAAAGAGTCGAGCAAGGAAGAATTAGTTGAATTCGTTGAATCATTGAATACTACACAATTCGGTAAGATTGAAGAATTCTTTAGTAATCTTCCTACGTTAAATAAGAAAATTGAGATGGACTGTAAGAAGTGTGGCTTTCACCACATTATCGATGTGGAGGGACTCGAAAATTTTTTCGGATAGCAATGCGGCATGATACCTTGAGGAATTATTATACGACAAACTTTGCATTAATGCAACACCATCATTATAGTTTGTCTGAGCTTGAAGGTATGATACCGTGGGAACGTGAAGTTTATGTAGGTTTGTTATCGCAATATGTGGAAGAAGAGAATGATAAGATAAAACAAAGGAATTCGGAACGTAGATGAACAATCGAAATGTAAACTCCCAATTAGGTCCACTTATTGCCCAACTTGGTCAAGAGAATGATCTTGGGAAGTTAAATAATCAGCGTGCTGAATTAGATAAGAAGATTGTAGACCTGTTAGTAAAACAGCAGTCTACGATTGCAGGTTTACAAAAAAATCTTGGTGTTAGTAAACCGCAGAAGCCTGCTGGTGCGCCAAGCACTGCTCAGAAGGTGGGCAATGTCAACACCGGGTTCTATGCTGATGTAGTCTCAGGGAGCAAACCAAGACTGACCAAAGGTGATGGCGCTGCAAGAGTCGGCGTAAAAATCTATAACGTCATCAAAAACGACATAGAAGATAGAAGACTGAAGGCTGAATTGACTAAGAATTTTCAGTCCGACAATTTTGATAGTGAAAAACGCAGACATGACGAACTCATTGCTGCTATCAAGAAGGCCAAAGGTAAACCAGGTAAAGCACCTTTACCTGGGCGAGATGAAAAAGGCCGGTTCATTAAGAAACCCGATGAGGCTCCGGGTGTTAAACCTCCTGCACAAGCACCAGCGCCAGCAGCCGCACCTGCTCCAGCACCGGCACCAGCACCTGTTAAACCACCTGCTCCAGCACCGGCACCAGCACCTGTTAAACCACCTGCACCTGCTCCAGCGGCTGCTCCAGTTAAACCACCAACAGCCACAAAAGCTCCTGCGGTGACAAAGACTTTACCGACAGCAGCAAAGGTTGTTGGTATTGCGGCTGTTGCAACCGGCGAATTCAGTCAAGCTAAAGCGGATGTTATGAGACACGAAGGTTCTATACCTTATCCGTATAAAGATAGTAAGGGGTTATGGACAATTGGTGTTGGCCATCTCATCGGCGACGGCAAAACGTTACCCGATATATATGATTCTTGGAAAAATAATGGAGCACCTGGCAATAAAAAGAACAATACAACACCAGCATTAAGTCCCGACAAAGTTAACTCATTATTCGAAGAAGATTTTAAGAAACATTTGGCCATAGCAAAAAGAGGTCCTGGTTTCGATAAGGCAAACGAAGTTGGCCAGAGCGGTTTCATTAATCTAAGTTTCAATATGGGTGAATGGTGGACAATATTCAAAAAAGCAGCTGCGGCCGCTGCGAGGGGTGATTTTGAGACAACTGCCTTGGAACTGGAAGATAGTAAGTGGTATGAACAAGTTGGAAAACGAGCATCTGAAGTTGTTTCCATGGTACGTAATGCTGGCAATGCTGGAGCATCTCGGACTGATGTTCCAGTATCCACTGGTACTAAATTATCACAAGATTCCACAGAAAACAAAGACTTGAAAAACAAGAGTGGGCAAACAACAATTATATCAAATAACTCAACAACCAACAATATTGTTGGTGGAAAATCTACACCGCAAGTACTAAGCACACCAACACCGTCAGAAAAACCAGGAATATTAGGTAACTAAAATGGCAAATAATAAAATGTCTTATCAACGAGCAAGTAACCTAAGAAGTCAAGGCTTAGGTAGTTTGATGATGGACAGAATAGTATCTGGGCGCGGTGTCGGTAAATCGATCCGGAGTGCCATCTCAGATAAAACAAAAGCAAAGTTGATTGGTATCAAAGAAAAGTTTGATCCAATGAATATCGCAAAAGCTTTTGGTGGTCGCCTAGGTGCATATGCAATGGGTAAGATGACTGGTAGAAGTACAGAAGATATGGCCCATTTCACTGGTGCTCCGTATAGAAGAAGCAATGTATTAGAGCCTTCAGCTAAAATGAATCCTATGATTACAAAGGTCTCAGAAGGTGATACTAAAAAAATGAAAAAGGGTGATGGGCTTGCTGATGTAATGTCCAGGATTTATAATCTAATCAAGGCTGATATATTAGTCAAACGCCAACATGAAGAAATCCAAAAGAAATTTTCAATTGATAAACAGAATCAACGTGAACAGTGGCATAAAGATTTAATAACAGCTTTGACAGGATCTTCTAAAGTAACGGTTGCATCAATTGTGGCTCCAGAAAAGGCTAAAGGTGGGTTATTTGATGGTTTGACTGCAATGATTGAAAAAATTATAGGTAGTGTGAAAGACATTATGGAGACTATAGATTTCTTCAAAATTCTAAAAAAATTGAATATCTTTAGCATTTTAACCAATGTCGCTAAACTGTTGGCTAGCCCAATTGGCTTGCTAGCCCTCGGTATAATTGGAGGAACTAAGTTTTTGGAATTTATAAATTCCAAAACTCCCGATGGGACAGTTTTGACACCCGACCAAGCACAAGCCGTTCTAGAAGGTGGATCACCCGACCAAATTCAGAAATCTGGTGGGCGCCAAAAATTAGAACAGACTATCAAAACTGGCCAACAACAAGCAAGAGATATACAAGCTATGCCAGCAGGTGCGGAAAAAGATAAAGCTGTATTGGCAGCCGGCGGTGCAGCACAAGTTAAGGCTGTCGCGGAAGATACTAAAACTTATACTGTTCCTGCATATAATCCAGAAAACGATAGAGTTCCACCTAAACCGAAAATGAATGCCGGTAGTGCAGGCACACAGAAAACTGCAGCCTGGATGAAAGAATATAGTGAAGATTATAATGATGATGGCTCTAGAAAAACGGCCGCGGCAGTAACTCCAACAACACCAACTGCATCTACAGTGCCGGCTGAACCTAGCCCAGCAACACAAAATATGCAGAATCAAGTGAATAAAAACAATGCTATGAAATTAGATGAATCGTCTGCACCTAAAATCATAACAATTGATAACTCAAAAACATCAAGTATTGGTGGCGGAGGTCCAGGTGCTGCATTATCTATGGACAGTTCGATACTTGTCCGCACTGATGACAATACACTCCAGAATATTTTGAAGAAGAATACTTGGATGGTATAAAAAACCCCACTCTAAGTGGGGTCCGGTCAATCAGTCTTCAGCCAACTTTGCAAAATAATCTAAATCCTCATCTTCAGAAGAAGCTCCATCTTGAATCACAGGCTTCTTTGGAGCAAGCCTTGCATTTTCCTTGAGTGTTTCTACTGTAGTACGCGGAATCGGTACATCACCGTTCATACCGAGGACCTTATCAAGGCGAGCCTTCAGAAGATCATATGTCTTGAATTCTTTCTCATCAGTCATATCCTTGAGTGAATATTCAGTCTTCCAAATCTTTTCCATGTTGTCATCATCATCTGACAACGGAGAAGGAGATTCAAATTCAGAACGGTCATAATTCTGATAACCCTCGACTTTACGGATCTTCAACTTGAAGTTAGCACCTGCCCACAAATCGAATGGGTTAATGGCCTTTTCGTCCTCGAATTGGGGATTCATGGCTTCAGTGATCTTATCGAAGATTTTCTTACCAAACTTATACAGCTTAACCTTGCCCTCATTTTCTGGATGCTTAGAATCTGAAACGATATAAACGTTGACAATATAGTTTAGCTTACGCTTTTGCTTACGAACAACTTCTTTGTTCGCTTCTACGCCTGAGTTCCACAACTTGGTGTTGTGTTCACACACTGGGCATTGTTGCATCTTTGTGGTCAGGCAATTATCAATCAGCCAGCCGCCAGGTCCTTGGAAACCGTGGGAGAACAGTTTAACCCAAGGCAGCCCATCATCACCATCTACTGCTGGTGCGGGCAAGAATCGAATGGTCGCTTGACCATTGCCGGCTTTATCAACCTCTGGCTTCCAGAAGTTATCGGACTTATCGGCGCTTGCTGGTGCAGAATTAAGTGCCTCGATGGCCTTTGACAGCTTATCGAGATTACCAGAAGAACGCTTGAGATTTGCAAATGATGACATTGTATTTCCTTATATAACGGAGTATTGAAGTATTAACGGATTATCCACAGTGGTTCATAACGAAGCCCTATTGTAACACAGGATTTCTTCTGTGTCAATAGTTTTCTTTGTGCCCTATTTATCCACGCAATAGGGCGTCTAAACTGCCGATGGTTGTCAATGCATCTGTGTGATGTATCGGCGTCCCACCAACTTTTTTCCAATCATCAATGACGGATCTTGTGTCATCGATAATGATGGAATTGGCATCTGCAAATTTGCACTTCAGGGCTTTACCTGGTACAAAGTTGCGGAAATAATTGATATTGTGTTTACCTAACCATTGTTCTTTTTGATATGCAATTTCGTTGTAGTTTTCTTGATTCCCTGTAGAAGAAAGAATCTCTACCGGCACCTCTGTATTATTAAGGTACGACAGGAGCTCCTTGGCGTCTGGCATCATATCTAGTGTTGCAAACTGTCGAGTATCAATGAAATGGTCGAAGTATTTACCAAACTTATTTTTATCTTCGGCCTGATCGGGTGAAATACGATATAGTTCCCTGAACCGCTTAACAAAATCAGCAATCACGCCATCCATGTCAAGGTAAATTTTTGTAAATTTATGCATGTTCTTCTATTTGCTCCCGTAGAATATTCTTGAATTTTACCTTGTCGAAAGGTACGAAAGGTGTATACTTCTCACACTTCAACCTAAAATTAGGCCAAAGAAAATCGTCATCTATTTTTTTATCCCACATGGGAAAGAATCCCAATAAAGAATTTAATATGACTACTGTTT